GGGATATCCGCACCCCCCCCACGTTATCCGAATTCCCCATAGTATTCGGGCACTCAGGATTGAAGATGCGAAAAGAATTCTGAATATTCAATTATGATTATTTATTGATTCAAAAGTGATTCATCAAGTCAAGAAAATTATTTATTTTATTTTTTATTGATTCATAAAAGATTCTAAATTAATTTACACATTATTCAAATATTATTAGATTTATCTATTGCAATTAGATTTCTAATGTGGTATAATTAGGTTAGATAGAAAGAAGATGAATATAACTATCTACACAACAAACAAATTATAATATGAAAAAGGTGGTATTATCAATGAGTATTTTAGACAAGTATAACAAGAAACGAATGTTTAAATATGACAATGGAAAGGAGCGTGAGTACATTAATTTACAAGGTTTAGTAAATGAAAATGGTATCGATTCAGTTTACACAATTCACGCATTATTCATTAATACTAAATCACGTTATGGAGATGCTCCACTTATCGTTATCGACGATTACTTGGTGAACGCTCCACGTCATTTGCTATCAGTAGTAGAAGATATGAGGAACGACCCAGAAGTCATTGAACTGATAAACAAACGTAAAATAGGTTTTAAGATTTACAGTTATCAGGGTAAAAATGGTAGTGGTTTTAGTGTAGAGTGGGTTCAAACAAATTAGTATCTAA